AACCTCGTTTTGTTGCGTTAGAAATGCGAGTATATCCGATATGCTCAGATAGTCTATGTGATTCTTTTTATAGGGGCATAAGGTGGGTTTATGTCATATCTTTACCACACACTCACACACCATCCCAAAGCATCCAGAATAATTTCCCACTGCTATGGTAGGTTATTGTCAACACTAGGTCACTGACTGGCAAAACCCCACAGGGCATAAGGTTATTTATTCGCAGGGTTTCAAGCGGCGGCAAAAACTCCGCGAGACTGTGCCAACCGAGCAAGAGGGCATGACTGGCGACAAAAGGAAGGGATAAAAAAACTGCCTACGGCAGACCCCCCCCCAGCAACCCCTTTGCGCTTCGCGCACACTAACGTATATCCTATCCACTCACCATCAGGGTATTTTTACCATTCATAAGCATTTACTAATATGGGTTTACTAGATTACTTTATTTCTCCGCTAAAAGAAGAAAAGCCCAAGCCAACGGGATTATTTAACTTTGGGTTGGATGACGTAATTTTGAGGGGGGTAGAAAACAGGGTTGGGCAAAATGCACAACAACTGTTGAGATTTGCAGATCAGGTTGCAGGCATGGAAAGCGACTACGACCCGATGGCTAAGAATCCTAAGAGTAGTGCTAAAGGAATGTACCAGTTAACGGATGATTCCTTTGAAACCGCAAAAAACAGGCTCCAAAATATTTTGGGGAGGGAAAATTTGACGGTTCCAGAAAGATTTATGCAGGCTAAATCAGTGCTTGATTTAAGCCCGTCAGACCAGAGAACCTTATTCTTTGCCCATCTGACAGAGGATAAAGGCAGTGATGCCCGAATCCTTGATTACCTAAAGGGGAAAGATAAAGGTGCTGAGTTATATGAGTTTAACCACTACAAGGGTGTTCTTGATGATGCAACCCGACGCAGAATGAAAGACTTTTTCCAATGATTACAGAGCAACAGGAAACATTCATTGAGCAATACTGTCTGCACGGCAATGCAAGCCGTGCCGCAGAGCAGGCAGGATACTCTCATCCCAAGCAAAGAGGCTACGAACTAAAGAATAGGTTTGCCTCTGAGATTGAGGAACGCACCAAGAAGATGATTAAGGATGCGGTTCCCAGTGCCATGCGTATGTTGCAGAGATTGGCAGAGGAGGCAGAGTCTGAGTCTGTACGTCTTGGAGCCGTGAAAGATATTCTGGATAGGGCTGGTCTGAAGCCCACAGAGAAGATTCAGCAGGAGATTTCTCAGGTGGAGCAGAAGTCTACGGAAGAACTACAGAAAGAGTTAGAGGCTCTCCTGAAGCACTGATGCCCGTCAGAAAGGTCAAAGGCGGTTACAAGTGGGGTAGTAAGGGTAAGGTCTACAAAACCCGTGAAGGGGCGGAGAGACAGGCTAGAGCGGCATATGCCAGTGGATATAGAAAAAGCGGTAGAAATAGCAAAAGAACTTAAGAAGCGAGAGCGGTACGAGAAGATTTCCTTCTACGATCCATACCCTTACCAGCAGAAGTTCCACGCCACAGGATTTGAAAACAATCAGCGCCTACTCATGGCGGCTAACCGAATAGGTAAGTCGTACTGCGGAGCGGCTGAAATGGCCTACCACCTTACTGGCCTATATCCTGATTGGTGGGAGGGAAAAAGATTCAACCGAGCAATTACGGCTTGGGCTGGCGGTGTCTCCAACGAAACGACGAGAGACATCGTACAAGCAGAATTATTGGGTTCCCCTGACGATCCCGAAGCATTTGGTACAGGCGCCATTCCAAAAGATAATATAGTAAAAACAGAAAGGAAACCGGGAGTACCAAACGCTAAGAGCGTTGCACTAATACGCCATATCTCAGGCGAGAACTCATCCCTACACTTTAAAGCCTATGAGATGGGTGTAGACAAGTGGCAAGGCCGCTCTGTGGATGTGGTATGGCTAGACGAGGAACCTAGCCGAGAACTCTACTCGCAGGCTGTGACACGAACCCTTGATCGCCGTGGCATGGTTTATATGACGTTTACTCCAGAATCGGGGATGACCGAGACTGTGGCGGCGTTTATGAACCACATTAAGAATGGTCAAAGCCTGACAAATGCGACATGGGATGACGCATCTGAGCATATAAAGACCCTCAGAGGCAAAGAAGGACATCTAAATGACGCGGTGATGGAGCAGATTCTCTCTGCGTATTCACCACATGAGCGGGAAATGAGAAGGTTTGGCAGGCCGTCTATTGGTTCTGGTCTGATCTTTCCGCTGAATGAAGAAGAATTAATGATTGATCCTATACATATTGAAGATCATTGGCCCCGTATAGCGGCTATAGATTTTGGGTGGGATCACCCAACTGCTGTAGTTTGGTGCGCGATAGATAACGAAAGTGAAACCTTTTATATATACGATTGCTATAGAGCATCAAAAGCCAGCCCCTCTGTTCACGCCGAGATTATAAGGAAACGCCCTTATTTCATTCCCATAGCCTACCCACATGACGGCAATCGCAGGGATAGCATGGGGAATCCCGGTCTGGCAGAACAGTATCGCTCATTGGGATGTAATTTTCTGATGGAGCATTTTACGAATCCTCCGGGTTTGGGCCAGAAGAAAGGCTCCAACTCAGTGGAAGAGGGTCTGATGGCTATGCTACAGGCGATGGAGAACGGCAAGTTTAAAGTGTTCTCTACGCTATCGGATTGGTTTGAAGAATTTAGAATGTACCACCGCAAGGACGGCAAGGTGGTCGCCCTTCGTGATGACTTGATGAGCGCCACACGGTACGCATTTCAGTCACAGCGGTATGCAATGTCTGGCTCTGATCCAGAGTGGACGAGTGATATAACCTATAGGAACTACGGAATTGTCTGACAAAGAACAAGAACTGCTAACTAAAGTAAACAGTGAAATCACTGATGCTTTAGGCTATGGCGACGAAATATCAGATCAGCGGGAAGCGGCGCAAGAGTATTACTACGCGCTACCGTTTGGCAATGAGGTTGAGGGCCGTAGTCAGTATGTAGATTCTACCGTCCAAGATACTATTGAGTGGATCAAGCCAAGCCTGATGAGAATCTTTGGCTCTGGTGATGAGTTTGTAAAGTTTGCTCCGCATGGCCCAGAAGATGTGGCTATGGCAGATCAGGCCACCGACTACGTTAACTACGTTTTCAGCAAAGACAATCCCGGCTGGGAGATTATGTATTCGTGGTTCCACGATGCGTTGTTGTTTAAGAACGGCATTGTAAAAGTTTGGTGGGATGAGTACGAGGAAGCCAAGAGAGAAACCTATAAGAATCTTGCAGACCTAGAGTTTGATTATCTTATTTCTGATGAGGAGGTAGAGGTTCTTGAGCATACTGAAACTACAGATGAAATGGGTATGCCAGTACATGACGTTGTTATCAAACGCACAAGTGCTGATGGACGCATTCGTATTGAGAACGTACCGCCTGATGAGTTTCTTATTTCCAGAGAAGCCAAGTCTATACATGATGCTCGCTTTGTCTGCCATCGCGTAAGAAAGACTTTATCAGAACTTCGGGAGATGTACCCCGATCAAGACTTTGGTATTGAGGATTTAGGCGCATCTGATGACACGATGTCCTACAATGCAGAGCGTCTTGCCCGTTATGAGTTTGACCACAGCAGTGAGTATGATCGTGGCTGGGGAGCAAACGACGAAGAGGCACTGCGAGAGTATTGGTTGCATGAGTCGTTTATTAAAACGGATTATGACGAGGATGGCATTGCTGAACTTCGCAAGGTGTGCAGTGTTGGCAACTACGTCTTTGCAAACGAAGAGGTAGACAAGAAGCCGTTTGTATCTATCACCCCGATTAAGATTCCGCACAAGTTCTTTGGCCTGTCGGTTGCTGATCTTGTTATGGACTTGCAACTTATTAAGTCCACGCTGATGCGTAACCTGATGGACAACGCCTATAACCAGAACTTTGGTCGCTATGCGGTACTTGAAGGTCAGGCGAATTTGGATGACCTTCTCACACAGAGGCCAGGTGGGGTAGTTCGTGTTAAATCGCCTAACGCAATTATGCCTTTGGCTACACCTCCGCTTGAGCCATACTCATTTCAGATGCTTGAGTATCTCGATCAGGTGCGCGAATCCCGAAGCGGAGTCAATAAGAATACGCAAGGTATCAACGCAGACGCTCTGACGAGCCACACAACGGCTACAGCCGTTAATGCGGTAATGACCAATGCCCAGTCAAGGGTTGAGTTAATTGCCCGTCAATTCGCTGAGACAGGCGTTAAAGAGTTGATGCGTACTATCTACGAATTGTTGATTAAGTATCAGGACAAAGAGCGAGTGGTTATGCTACGCAACCAGTGGATTCCTGTACGTCCTGACGCTTGGAATGACAAGATGGACTGCACCGTGTCTGTTGCTTTGGGCAATGGTTCTAAGGATCAGCAGATGGCGCACCTGTCTCAGATGATTCAGTTTGCATCTCAGGCTATGTCTGGCGGTCTGCCGATTGTCACTCCGCAGAATATGTACAATCTTGGTTCTGCAATGATTAAGGCTATGGGATATCAGAATGTCAACGACTATCTGACTCCACCTCCGCCGCCGCAACCAAAACAGCCAAGTCCAGAACAGCAGATGGCTATGATGGAACAACAAGCCAAGATGAAAGAACTTGAAATCAAGCAGGGTGAACTGCAAGTTAAAATGATGAAAGTTCAACAGGATGCACAAGAAGCGGCAGTAGATGCACAGTTAAAAGCCGCAGAACTTTCGCTAGAAAGAGAACAAAACAGAGGTGTGTTGATTGGTGGATAGAGAGAACAGAGCGAAGAACTTACTTAACGACCCACTATATAACGAAGCATTTGACACACTAGCAGAAGAATTACATAACACTTGGTATAACTCAAGTGTGAAAGAAGTCGAGAGCCGAGAACAGGCTTGGCTCAGTTTGCGACTCCTTGAGCGACTACGCCTTCATCTAACCAGTATTGTTGAAACTGGAGAGATGGCGAAGAAACTTAAGGAATACCACATCTAAGGAGAATTTTATGGCGGATACCATTGACCCGCGCCCCGTTGTACCCGGCAGTGTTGCCGAAGCACAAAATGCTTTTTTAGGATTACTGGAACCTGAAGAGGAAAAACCACAAGCCGAAGAAAGCGCCCCTGCTGAAGATGTTGAAGAGTCTACTGAGGAAACTCAAGACGAACCATTGGAAGAGGATGTCCTTGAAGAAGAAGCCGAAGAGGAATCTGAGGAAGAATCTGAAGAGGAAGAGTCTGACGAAGATGAGCAAGAAGAGGTTGAAGAAGTCTATTCCGTTAAAGTTGACGGAGAAGAGATGGAAGTTAGCCTTGACGAACTTATTAAAGGGTACTCCCGACAGTCTGACTATACTCGTAAAACGCAAGAACTTGCAAGCGAAAGGAATCAAATGGCTGAACTGCAACAGCAGTGGGCTAACGAAATTTCCCAAGCACAAGCGGAGCGTCAGCAATACATTTCAGCACTTGGACAAGTTATTCAAAACCAAATGGCTGGACTAGAACAGTATGCAAGAATTGATTGGGAGCAACTTCGAGAAGAAGACCCCATTGCATTTGTGACTAAGAAAGAAGAGTTTCGTGATGCTCAAGAACGTGTAAGGCAAGCGCAAGCCCAGCAGTATCAAGAGCAACAGAGACAGGAAGCAGAGATCGAGAAGGTTCGTAAACTGGCTGTTCAGGAAGAATACAAGCGACTAGTAGAGGCTGTACCTGAATGGGGTGACTCAGATAAACGTAGCAAGATCGCTTCTGAAATATCTTCCTATGCTGTTGAACAAGGCTTTACTCAGCAAGAGTTAAAAGACTTGATTGACCATAGATCACTTATTGTTCTAATGAAAGCGCAAAAATATGATGCACTTCAAAAGTCCGATGTTAAAGCAAAGAAGGTTAAGAATAAACCCAAAGTGGTGCGGTCAGGCAAAGGCAGTAATAAAAAGCAAGACACCGCAAGATCAAAACGTATTGCATCCATGAAGCGTCTTAAACAGTCTGGCAAGCCAGAAGATGCGGCTAGTCTGTTTGAGGATTTTGTAGAACTTTAATATAGGAGGCTAACATGGCCGCAACTACTAACACGCGGGAGACTTACGGAGCCGTAGGCATCCGAGAAGACCTCTCCGACATTATCTATAACATTAGTCCGATGGACACGCCGTTTATGAACGGTGTTGGCAAAGGCTCTGCTGACAACACTTTGTTTGAGTGGCAGACCGATGAACTGCAAGCCGCCGCCGCTAACCGTCAGGTCGAAGGTGACAACCCCGATCCGATTGCTGTCAGCGAGCCGCGTCGTTTGCAGAACTACACGCAGATCAGTTACAAAACTGTGATGACGAGTGGAACTGCGGAAGCCGTTGACTTTGCTGGTCGCCGTTCTTCGCAGGCTTACCAACTGGCAAAACGCGCTAAAGAAATCAAGCGTGATATGGAGAAAATGCTTCTCGATAACACCGTGAAATCTGCTGGTGCGGCTATTGGTGGCCCTGCGGCGGCTCGTGCCACGGGTGCGTTTAACTCTTGGATCGGAACTGCATCGACCAGTACGTCTAACATCATTGATGGTAGCGCCTCACCTGTTGCTGGTCTTGCTAACGCTGGTTCTGGTTCACCTGCTGTTGGCTACCCTGACGGTGGTACGGTTGCTTCTGCATCTGGCCCTGCCGTTTCCCTTACCCTTGACATGATTAACCTTGCGGTTTCCCGTGTCTGGGACTTGGGCGGTACGCCTGATGTGATGATGTGTTCTGGCGCTCTGAAGCAAACCATTTCTGGTCTTGGTGCTTCGGTTGTTGCAGACCTTCAGAAGAACGTGGGCGACAGCGCGGCTACTGCGGTTAACGCGGTTGACGTTCTGGTGACGGACTTTGGTACGTTCAAAATCGTGCCGAACCGTTTCTGCCTTGCCAACCAAGTGTACATCGTTGACTACGATCTGTGGTCGATTGATTACCTGCGTCCATTCAAGACCGAAACCCTGTCGAAAACTGGCGACAACATCAAACAGATGATGATTGCTGAGTACGGGCTTCGTGCTAAAAATGGAAACGGCAACGGGTTGATTGTCGGCGTTAAGTAAGGAGTAAGGTGATGGGGGCTTCGGCCCCCTGATCCCTTTATGTTTTTATACAATTCTATACCAACAGTAGTTGTACAGGATAACGTAGCATCCCCGCAAGAATGTCAGTATCTAATTAATCTTGCAGAAAGAATTGGCTTACAGAAAAATAAAGTCAACGGAAAAGGAAAGCAAACAGAAGACGACAAAATTAGAACTAGCGAAGGAGTTTTTATACCTTCTGGTTCTGACCAAACATTAGATGAAATAGTAGAAAGGTTATCAGCAATAGCAAGAGTTCCATCTTCTAGGGCAGAACCAATTACTATACAAAGATACATTGTAGGGCAAGAGTACAAGCCACACTGGGACGCTTGGCCTACTGATGCAAAGGTCGAGCAACCTCCTGAGTTAGAGGATGCTGGCAATAGGAGCGTAACCCTGCTTCTTTATCTGAACGATTCAGACGGTGGGTCTACTGGATTTCCAAATCTAGGTTTTGTAGTTCAAGCAATGCAAGGACGAATACTTATGTTTGGCAATCTTGATGAAAACAAAGAGCCTCACCCCCTATCATTGCATATGGGTATGTCTCCAGAAAGCGGAGAAAAGTGGGTGATGACAATCTGGTTTAGAGAGCATGAGTACAAAAAAGGAATTACGAGAAGCATTAAAAGCAAAAGAACCAAAAAAACCAAAAGCAAAACAACCTAAGCCATTGCAAGAAAGAATGGCAGAAATTTGCAGAGGAGAGAACAAGAGATACCATGTCTAAGAAATCAGCGGAGCGGTGGCAAAAGTTTATTCCAGAAGATGACGGCGGATTTACGCTAGAAACTTACCAAGATGTTTCATCTATTCTGGAAAAAAACAAGATTGATTACAACAACTACGGAGACAAAAAGACTCCGGGTAAGATGGGCGAAGGTATACGAGTAGCGTCTATTCCTATTAACGTATGGGAACAATGGATGAAAGATACCAATGGTATGATTCAAAAAGATACTAACTTACTTAAGAAATACCTCAACGACCCTGATAACAAATACTTTAGGACAACTCCTACGAGGATTTAATTATGTGGCTATACCAACCTACATTCACTGGTAATAACCAACTGCCTATTATTAACAACCGAGTATGGTTTGCAAGTAAGAACAGTTAATGGCTATATCTAATTACACAGAACTCAAAACTGCGGTAGCAAACTGGTTAGATCGTGACGATCTGACTGACCGCATACCTGAGTTTATTGCACTAGCGGAGGCTCGGTTTAATCGGGTTCTCCGTATTCGTGCTATGGAGTCTAAGCAGACTGCATCTACTGTTGTAGGCCAGCAGAACCTTGCATTGCCTGCGCGGTTTGTACAAATGCGTAATGTACAGATTAATACTAGCCCAGTAACCCCAATGCAGTATGTCACGCCTGAGATATTTGACAGGCTATATGGTGGATCATCCAGCGGTACGCCTAAGTTCTATACTGTGATTGCTAATGAGTTGCAGTTAGGCCCGACACCTGACAGCGTGCAAACTATCGAGATGTTGTTTTACGAAACATTTCAAGCATTGTCTGACTCTAATCCTACTAACTGGGTAATCACCAACGCGCCAGATATTTATTTGTACGGGTCGTTGATGGAAGCAGAACCTTTTATTATGAATGATGCGCGTGTACAGTTGTGGGCTACTGGATTCCAAACGGCGGTAGGAGATATCCAAGAGCAGGACAACAAGGATCGTCACTCAGGCTCCGCGCTTAGAGTGATGAACACTGGTGGTTATTATTGACGGCTCCTATCACATGGGCGGAAGCCACATCTCCAATATACTGGAGTAATATAGGAATTAACTGGAACTCCCCTGCTAAGGGTGAGTCTCCATCTTTTGCTGTAGATGCTGGATATACGACAG